CTTTTTGGATTTCAATGATAAGACTCCCGAAGAAGCGGCTCTTAGCAAAGCTGCATTGGATCGAAGTCAAGAACTTGAAAATCAGTACGATCAAGAAGATGAAGAAATGTTAATTAGATTAATCAAAATTAGGAGATCCTTGTGGACTTAGATCAAGAGCCAGACTTTGGGGACGTTCGCCTCAGCAGATTTAGACTGTGGGTACAGGACTTTTATTTTCAAAATCGTGAAGAACGATTGATTTATAACGACACATCCTATACAATACAACAGTACTGGGATACATACAAGTGGTGGTTAAAAAGAGAATATCGGCAACATCTTCGACTAGAATAACAAGGATATATGATTTTGGAAAATAATTCACTAACTGAGCTTGACGACCTTTATCAAGAATATTGGACAATACATGCCAAAATGATCGATAACAAGGTAAGCCCTGTGGCTATTGCCGGAGTGCTAGTGGCTCAGGCATTGACTATTTACAAAACTGTTCTTTCTGAGACTGAGTATGAATCGATGTGTGAATCCATTTACAACAGCAAACATGCAGTTAAACAATTAGACTCGTCACAAGGACATTACCATTGAAAGCTCAAATACCAGCACAAGGCATTATGATGACCAACGACTTTGGTGATTCAAAATTTTACAAGGTAGTCTGTGGCTGCGGTCAAGATGACCACGACATTGACTTTGAAGTTGAAGCCTGCGATACCGGAATTAATGTCAACACCTATGTTACAGTCAAGACTGACTATTGGGGTGAAGCTGTCAAGAAACGCTTCGACATTGATAATATTTGGCTACAAGAGTGGGATTGGTTTTGGAAAGATCTTGTTAACGGATTTGTTACTCGTGTTAAACTCACTTGGACACTGTGGACACAAGGCTATATCAAAACTGAAACTACTATCGCAATGAACGAACAGCAGGCACTGAACTACGCAGAAACAATCAAATCAGCAATACAAGATGTTAAAGATTTCAAAAAGTCCTGACCGGCATACCTTCCAGGCAGAATCTTCTAAGAAAAAACTAGAAGAAAATCCCGATGATCAGAGTGCTAAAGACATGCTCGACTTCTACCAATCATGGAGAGACGAAGCAGATGCTCGAGAACTAGATCCCAAATGGCAGCAAAACAACATGGAATACGATATGCGTGTCTGTGATTGGATGCTGACTAAAGTTCGCGCCACTGATACCTATGCTCAAAATTTATATGCGGCTATATGTAACAACGACTTCATCAAATTAGACGTAGTTCCTATTCTTAGACAGGATCCGGATAAAGATTATTGGTCAGCTTCCTGGCGCAGTGCCGGCGGTATTGTGGCCAATATGCGAGAACAAGGCGACTACATTGATTGGTACTGCTCAGGCATAGGCGATGGCTTGAGCAATGGTGACGCCGATAGAACCAAAGGATATGTGCCCGAAGGGCAGATTACCGACGAGATCCGGAATGATCTCCAACGTCTTGGCTGGGCAATTGTGCCTGGTGGAGATTGGGAAAAATTTATCTAAGGAGAAAAGGTAAAATAACATGACTTGGGAACTTTACGAAGTCTGGGGTGTTGACGAAGCCGGTCACGAAGAACTATTAGAAACTACTAGTAGTAAGAAACAGGCATTTGAAATCGCTCAAAGCAGTTTGGGACTAGGATATTTTGAAATCATTGTCTATCAAGAAAACGAAGACGGAGATATGAAAGAACTAGAAAGATTTGAGCATGGTTGACAATTATACCTTTTGGTTATATAATTATTATATCAACAGTTAACTAATGGAGCAGATATATGGCAACTAAGGCAGCAGTTAAAAAGACTCGTGTTACAGCTAAAGATGTGGCAGCACATCGTGCAAATTCAAAACGTGATCTAAGTCCAAAATGGGACGGACATGAGTCATGGAGTGCTGATCAGTTTTCCAAACAATTCCGTATTAGTATGGAATGGTATCGTTTGGAATCCAGCGGCAAAGAACTGAAGCCAAAAGTTATCAATTGGATGAGTGCCAACGGTTACACTAAAGATCAAATCAAAGCATTCAAAGATACCAAAGACAATCGTTGTGGTACTACAATGGGTGCTGTTGCCGCTAATCTCCTTAAAGGAATGCCAGTTGTTCGTGCAGACTTTAACGAAGGCAGAAATACTGCTCAATGGTTAAGTGCTGCCATTGCAAAAGTTCTCGATGACGGCAAAGACGATACCGCTGACGAAGAAATCGAAGAAGCTAAACCAGCAGTTATAATGCCCAGCATTCAGGAACGTGTGCGAGAAGCTACGTTTGCAATGACTGAAGAAATTGAAGATGCGTTAGAATTGTTTTCTTCCAATCCAGAAGAGTTCGAACCTAAATCATTTAAACTGTTGAATCTCCTGCGTGGAAAACAAGTCAAGGCTGCTCATGCCCGAATTATCAAAGACTTGTATCAACGCCAATACAACGAGTATCTTGAATTGCAAGAAGGCAAATGCGAGCAGCTCAAAGAAGGCTACAGTCATTTGACCAAAGCACAGGTCAAAAAAATTGTAACTTTCTATCAAGAAATTCTCAGTGCCTGCGATATGCTGATGCAAGAAGCCAAGGTTAATCGCAAGCCACGTGCTAAAAAATCTAAGCCAGCAGAGAAAATCGTTGAGAAATTGAAATTCCTCAAACAGGACGACAAGTTGAAATTGGTTTCTATTAATCCTACAGACATTTTGGGCGCCAAAGAACTGTGGATTTTTAATACTAAAACTCGCAAAATAGGAAAATATGTTGCGGGCGAGTTCACTGAACTTGGTGTAAAAGGCACATCAATTACTGGTTTTGATGAGCATAAGAGTGTGCAAAAGACCCTGCGCAAGCCCGAAGAACAGCTTAAAGAGTTCAAAGCAGCTGGTAAAGTGCAGTTACGCAAGTTCTTAGACGATATCAAAGCTGTGGATATCAAGCTCAACGGACGTATCAACGAAGATACTGTACTGCTAAAAATCAACTAATCCAAAAATCTAAGGGTTGATAAATACTCGTATGAGCACTCAACCCTTAGATCAAACCATAGATATCCTTAGTCAAGCATTAAAAGACCTAGCCGATAATAAATCAAAAGCTGGCGATCTTACTAATGTAACCTTTTTGAACTTTAAAGCTGCAAAAAGTGAATCCAACTACGGCAAAGGCATTATCTTTAGCGGACACGGCACAACCAAACAGCTGATATTAACACAAGATCCAGATCGATTCTTCAGTTCAGAAAGTATCGACTTGGCGCAGAGTGCCAGTTTTATGGTCAATCGAGTCAAAGTACTCGACGGCAACGAACTAGGTCAAACTGTTGTAAAAAGTTCTTTAAGAGAACTTGGTCGATTAAACGGCTTGATTGTTGACGGTCCTATCAGCGTAAACAGTTACATGTTTTTCGATCGAAGCACAAATCGATTGGGCCTAGGAACTGATACTCCAAATGCTGCAATATCGATCGTAGACGGATTTACTGAAACACTGATCGGAACAAACGAATTCAATCACGGTTTTATCGGCACATATAACAACAACGATTTTGATATCGTTGCAGGAAGTAAAATATGGGCGACCGTAAAACCCAACGGTGCTATTGAACTAGGCAATCCTAAAGAAAATTCTTCTAAAGTTAGAGTCAACGGAAAATTATCCGTTAACGTAGCTGTGGCAGATAATGATGTTGATCTGCATGTAGGTGGTTCTGTTAGATTGAATAATCGTCTACAGATTTATTCTGAGAATCCTCCAACTAGCGGCGTCTATGGTCTAGGAGATATAGTGTGGCATTCTAGTCCTAGAGCTGGCGGCAACATGGGCTGGGTTTGTACAAGAGCAGGGTCACCAGGTGTCTGGCATAGATTCGGCGACATTAGATAAGCCTAGTTTAGTCATAGGCAACGGCGAAAGCCGAAAAGATATTGATTTAAAACTTCTCCAAGAGAAGTTTATCACTGTGGGGTGCAACGCTCTGCATCGAGACTTTATGTCCGATCATCTTGTTTGTTTTGATCGACGTATGGCTGAAGAAGTTACTAATAATCCGGCAACAAAGAATTCTAAAATACATGTTAGAAAAGATTGGTTCCATTATTTTAGAAAAATTAAAAAAAATAAAAACATAGTCGAAGTTCCTCCTATTCCTTATACGGGCATTACACCCGATGACGATCCGCTAAACTGGGGCAGCGGATCTTACGCTGTTGTAATCGGTGCTTCACTTTCCGATACCGTATTCCTCATTGGGTTTGATCTTTATGGCAAGCACAATAAACTAAACAATGTGTACAAAGGAACAACCAACTATGCAAAAACAGAATCTAATGCGGTTGATCCCGCATACTGGATAAGACAAATTGGTAAAACTATGTCTAGACTTTATCACAAGAAATTTGTTATAATTAATGAACTAGAGTGGAGTATTCCGAAAGAATGGAAACTACAAAATGTTCAGTTCATGATTGTGTCTGACTTCATGTCACTGGTGTTAAATACAGAGTCTAAATTAGACACAGCGGTCTTTCATGGCATTCAACCCGCTTTATAAATTCTGCATGTCATCAAACTTACTCTCATTATGCACAGGAGGCAAGAGATGGCGAAATATCTTTCAACAAAAACATACGGTAACGACCGCGGCTTATCATGCTGTTTTAGACAATGGCGTGCCACGCACAGCCATTGTTCTACACTACATGGTTATTCACTCGGTATCAAATTAGTATTTGAATGCGATACACTAGATGAAAAAAACTGGTGTATGGACTTTGGCGGTCTCAAAGAATTCAAAGCATGGGCTGACAGCATGTTCGATCACACTTTAGTAGTTGCCGAAGATGATCCAATGTTGCCGTTTTTTAAGCACATGAACCAAATGGTAGACATGGGGTCAGTTAATCCAGAAAGCACTGTTCCTTACGAACGAGGTGCAGTATGTGATTTACGTATTGTACCCGGAGTGGGCTGTGAAATGTTTGCCAAATTATGTTACGATAAAATGGCAGAACTAATCGCTTCAGGAACTATGCGGTATCCATTAAACCCGACAGTAAGAGTTAAATCAGTCGAAGTATTTGAACACGGTGCTAACTCAGCGACCTATGAGGGCTGATGCGCAAGTTTTGGAGAATATGGGCCAAGGCATTGGGTGAAAAAGCTGGTGCTACCAAACAGGAAGCTGATATGGTAGCACTAGTTAGAACCGCCATTGTTCTCTGCTATATCATTACAAATCTTTTTATTGTTGCCGGAGTCATTAGACACTGGTAAATAAAAATATGCGTACATTTTCAATTAATCGAATTGTTGCCAACAACAACAATAAATTCTTTCTTATTGCAGGTCCTTGTCAAATTGAAAGTCAGGACCATGCGGAAAACACTGCCGGGCGGATAAAAGAAATCTGCGACCAATTAGATATCGATCTAATTTATAAAAGCAGTTTTGACAAAGCCAATCGAAGCAGTGTTAATACTCAGAGAGGAATAGGCATCGATCAAGGTCTACAAATACTGAATGCTATTAAACATGAGTTAGGTATTCCAGTGCTTACAGACATTCATGAAACCTATCAAGCAAACCTTTGTTCCGATGCTGGCATTGACGTGTTACAAATTCCTGCATTCCTATGCAGACAGACTGATCTGTTACTTGCGGCTGGCGCTACTGGTCGTGCTATCAATGTCAAGAAAGGGCAATTTTTAGCACCTCACGATATGAAAAATGTTGCGGCAAAGATCGCTTCAACCGGTAATGAACGCATTATGTTATGTGAAAGAGGATATACTCATGGGTACAATAATCTTGTTGTGGATATGCGTAGTTTGCCTATTATGGCAAGCACCGGGTATCCAGTGGTCTTTGATGCCACACATTCTGTTCAGCAGCCTGGAGGAATGGGAGAAAGATCAGGCGGAGATCGGACCATGGTACCCTACTTGGCGAGAGCTGCTGTAGCTACAGGTTGCGTAGCAGGTATGTTTATAGAAACACACGAAGATCCGGATAATGCGCCCAGCGACGGACCAAACATGATTAAACTAGATAATCTTAAAGATATCTTAGAGGAACTGGTAGCCATAGATGGAATTGTCAAAAGAAGAAAAACGCAGGCTTAAGGCCGAGAAACGAGCTCGGTCCGAGCAAGAGTTTTTTCAATCTACATCAGTGACCTATCCCGATACCATAACTGTGATGTGTGTCAAGTTCGGGCCGTTGTACGGAAGAGAATACGTAGAACGTTTACGCAACATGGTCAACAGACATTTGACTATCCCTCATAAGATTGTTTGCCTAACCGACGACCGTCATCCAATCGACGGAGTAGAAACAATATATCAACCAAATGCCAACTATAAAAAAGGGTGGTGGCACAAGGTTCATATGTTTGATCCCAATCTTCCGCTAGGTGGAAGAATTCTGTATTTCGATCTTGACATAGTGTTGCACGACAATTTAAACAAGCTAGTGGCAAATCAACACGATCAATTTTTAGGAATACGAGATTTCAATAGAAAATTTCATCCCGGGTGGAACTACCTAAACAGTTCTACAATGAGTTGGATACACGGCACACAGACACGAGTATGGGACGAATATAAAAAAGATGTATTCTCCGCTCAACGGCTTCAGGGTGATCAAGATTGGATTTGGAAAATTGCCAAATCTGATATTAAATTTTGGCCAGAAGAATGGATCCAAAGTTATAAATGGGAAGTTAGATCTAAGAACGAATTAGAAGTTAAAAACGGCTCTAGGAATTTTAAAACTGTGAATAATTCAGTTAAGCCTAGAGATGGTTGTTGTGTAACTGTATTCCACGGCGATCCAAAGCCCTGCGATGTACAAGATAAATTTGTCATTGACAACTGGTGCTGATACTGTTATAATAACAGTATGACTAATTTTACACGTGAACAACTATTCGAACTACTACATACCGGCGAGTGTGTTGTAGAATTTACCAAAGTAAACGGCGAAGTGCGTACAATGCCTTGTACACTTGATCCACAGATCGTTCCGCCTGCACCAGAACCTAAAGTGCTTGCCGAAGGAGAAATACCTAAGGTTAAAAAAGAAAACCCAGATGTAATGAGCGTTTGGTGTTTGGATAAAAAGGAATGGCGCTCCTTCCGTATCGCCAATGTAATTTCAGCGAAAGTAAAAATTGATTAAAAAACTAGGCTTTGCCTGCAAGTGGATCAACGATCCTGCCGAAATTGATGGCATGAAAATCAATGCCAAAGATCGAGACTTGAATACAGGTGCTACTACTGTACGATGGCTGCGTGAACATCCACAGGAAGCTGAACAGCGTCTTTGGGATCTAATGAGACGCAACATAGAAGCCTGCTATAAGTTGGTAGACAGAGTAGGAACACTAGATGAAGATCTTAGAATGGTCCGACTTAGTAGCGATATCCTGCCTGTATACACTGAGCCTAGCTGGAAATGGTTTTGGCAGCAATCTGATGTTAGAGCCTATGCTGAAAAAGAGTTTATCAAAGTCGGCGACTTGGCTCGCAAGAATAATGTTCGACTGAGCTTTCACCCTGGGCAGTTTTGCGTATTAGCTTCTGTTAACCCGGGCATTGTAGAACGCAGCATAGAGGAGTTTGAGTATCATGCGGATATGGCCAGATGGATGGGATATGGTAAGACATTTCAAGATTTTAAAATCAATGTTCATATCTCTGGCAAACAAGGGCCGGTGGGAGTCATTGATGCGTTGGCTAGGATGACACCCGAAGCTCGAAACTGTCTTACAATTGAAAACGACGAAATGACTTGGGGCATTGATGCTAGTCTCGAACTAGTTGATCACTGTGCCTTGGTTTTAGATATACACCATCATTGGGTAAAAACTGGAGAATACATTGAAGCAAATGACGATCGTGTTAAAAGGATTACTGATAGTTGGCGTGGTGTGCGCCCTGTTATACATTACAGTGTATCACGGGAAGACTGTCTTATTGACCATCCCAGACACATCCGCCCCGATCTTCCGTCCCTCTTAGAAGCAGGTTACAAAAAAGCCAAGCTCAGAGCGCATTCGGGATTTTATTGGAATACCGCAGTCAACGAGTGGGCATTAACTCACAGGTCGTGGGCAGACATCATGTGCGAAAGCAAGGCCAAGAATCTGGCCAGCTTTGCACTTTATGAACAAGCTAAAACTTTAGGCCTTTGACTTTGGCTTGCGAGCTTTTTTTCCAGAAGGAGCTGTTTTCTTTGCAGGTGCGGCCCTTTTCTTTGGCTCTGCTTTTTTGGCAGGGACTTCAGTCTTAGGCGGCTCTTGTACTACAACTTCAACAGCTGGTACAGTTTCAACAGCTGGTGCTGCTTCAACAGCTGGTGCTGCTTCAACTTTATACGGAACTTCTGCAACAGCTTCTGCTGGTTTTGAACCAAATATTTTCTTTAATAAACCGAACATATTAAAATCTCCTTGTGCGTTATTTACACTAAATATCTTATATGGACATGAAAAAGTATCTAGATATTATAAGTTTGGCAGAATCCAAGAATGAAAAATTGGAACAGCTGAAACTAAAATATAATCGTAAAGAATTAAATCCCATAATGAGTGAGGATACTCTCAAGTATCATTACGACGGACTAGCTGCCAAATATTCAGAACGCTACAATGCAGGCGAAGGCGACCCGGATTTTAACTACGGTGGCGCTATGCTACACAATATCTTTTTTTCAAATCTCACCCCGCCTAAAACTTCTAATAAACCAGAGGGGCTCAGTAAGACTTTAATAGAAAAAGAATATCAAAGTTTTGAAAAATTCAAAGAAGCTTTTGAAAAAGAGTTCATGGCTGCACAGGGTTCCAATTGGATTTACATGGATACTGCCGGTAAATTGCATACCATACACAATCACGAATATAAAAAGACCATGCAAATTGCACTATTAGTTGATGCATGGGAACATGCGTGGGCATTAGATTACCAACAAGACAAGTCAAAATACCTCAAAAATATTTGGCAAATTATTGATTGGAATGTAGTTAACGATCGTTTATTATAAAATATGGCATACAGCGACAAAGTTATTGATCACTATGAAAATCCACGCAACGTTGGATCGTTTCCTAAAGACGACACCGAAGTAGGCACCGGCATGGTCGGAGCACCTGCCTGCGGCGATGTAATGAAATTACAAATAAAGGTGGACGAAGATGGTATTATTAGAGATGCTCGTTTCAAGACATATGGCTGCGGTTCAGCAATCGCCAGTTCGAGTTTGGTTACAGAGTGGGTTAAGGGTATGCATATTAATGATGCTGTTAATCTTAAAAACTCCCAAATCGCCGAAGAACTAGCCCTACCTCCAGTTAAGATACACTGTAGTATTCTAGCAGAAGATGCCATAAAGGCAGCAGTTGCGGACTACAAAGCCAAACATGATCACACTAACTGAGCAAGCAGTAGCCAAAGTAAAAACCTTGTTACAACAAAAGGCAAGTAAAGGCATTCGAATAGGTGTTAGAACTACAGGATGCAGTGGAATGGCCTATGTGTTGGAATATCTACGAGACGATAAATTTGATCCCAACGACAACAACATTGTCTATCCAGATTTCGTTGTTAGGGTAAGTCTAAAAGATTCTGTGTATCTAAACGGATTAACTGTGGATTGGGTTAAAAAAGGGCTCAACGAGGGATTTGAATTTATCAATCCCAATGAACGAGATCGATGTGGCTGCGGTGAATCGTTTAGAGTATGACGCCATATCAATCCATAGAACCTGTCCTCACCGACGACAATCGTAAACCAATTTTTTATGTTACTTGGGAGTCTACTCTCAAGTGTAATCTTGATTGCACCTACTGCGGTAAAGATGCTCATGACAATTCCGTGCCTCATCCGTCTTTAGAAGAATGTCTAGATACCGCAGACTTTCTTTTAGAGTATGCTAATTTATACATGTCTAAAAGAAATGAAAATCACAGACATGTTAGCATGAACATATTTGGCGGTGAAAGTTTGTTTCATCCTAATATAGTTGATATATTAAACTATCTAAAAGACCAACATTTATCAAAAAAGTATCAGTGGAGTCTAGGGCTCAGCACCATAACCAATGCTGTGGTAAAAGAAAAGATCTGGAATAGAATAGTTGACCTTGTTGATTATTTTACCATAAGTTACCATGCAGAAGCTACTACAGAACAACAAGAACTTGTTCGAACAAATCTACTCACTTTAAAGAATCAACAAAAGAATTATCATTGTGCTATCATGATGCATCCCGGAAACTGGGATAATTGTCAAGCAATGATTGCATGGTGTAAAGAAAACGAAATCAAGTATCTTCCTAGACAAATAGATCACGGACCTTTTAATTTTAAGTTTTATTACAACCGAGATCAAGCAGATTGGTTCGAGCAATATTACAACACAGGAAAATCCAGCTGCGAAACAGGATGTTCTAGCAAATGCGAACCAACTCCGTTGTTAGCTGACTTAAAGAAGAAAGTGTTTTCTATAGTCAATTTAGAGTCTAAGGGAAGAAGCTGTTGTGGCGGAACTCCATTTCACATAGATCAAGACTACCAGGAAACGCAGACACATATACAAAATAGACTCAAAGGCTGGCACTGTTCTGTGAATTATTTTTTTGTATTCGTTAAACAAGTAACCGGTGAAATCTTCTTAAACAAAGATTGCAGAGTAAACTTTGATCAACAAATAGCTCCCATTGGCTATCTAAAAGATCGAAATAAAATTATATCTCAGCTAAAACACGATTTAGAACAAGATTCCTTGCCCACTGTTATTTGTGCCAAAAACAAATGCTGGTGCGGGTTATGTGCTCCTAAAGCTGCTACTAAAGAAAAATATCAAGATATTATTCAAAAATACTTGGTTTAGTATTTGCCAATGGGCAGCGTAGTGCTGGCTAGTAAATCCCATATCTTTTTCTGTTCTACACCTTTACGCTGACCAAATCTCTTGGAATCGCAGTTAGAACAGCAATGAAAATAATTGTTGTTCAATCTTTTACGATCAATTTTTTTTAATTCTCTTTTAAAATCAGCATCGCAGTTGTCACAGCGAAAAAGAGCCAGAGTTTTTTCCCTTATATAAAAATGCATACGGCCGGTCTTACTGGGTCGCTCGTGCTGAGTTTCAACCGTTTCTATTCCTATAAACATCAAGTATTTACATCCGGCTTATAAAACGGACAGATAAATATAAGTTGAACATCACATTGATAGGATTTTACAATGGCAAGAAAACCAATTGACATCGGAACAGTAGGCAACGACGGTACCGGCGATAGTATACGCGATTCGTTCCGAAAAGTAAACGATAATTTTAGAGAACTTTATAGTTCCTTGGGTCTAGGCGAAAGACTACTATTTGAGAATCTAGACGATGCTCCAGAAGGTGGTTACTTTGGGCAGGATAATGCTATTCTTTCTATTAACAGCACAACAGACGGCCTACAATGGAAACAGATAGTAGGTGCAGTTGGTGTAATCGTTGATTACGAAACTAACCCCAATCAAATTAGATTAAGTACAGAATTTTCAGCCATTGTAGGAGATCCTAATCCGCAATTGGGCGGGAACCTATCTGCTACATCGGGCGGAAATCAATATAGAATTCAAGATCTAGCAACTCCTATATCCGACGACGAAGCTGCCAACAAAGGCTATGTAGATACCAAGATATCTAGAGCAGGTGTAAATGCTGTAAATCCTGCTACTGGCCTAGTAACACAATCGTTCGGTACCATGACAGGACCATTGATTTTATCCAGAGATCCTCAAGACGATGACGATGCATTGTACGATGGTTTGATCGCTGTTACCAAACGATATGTCGATAATGCTGGATTCTCTAGTAGAGTAAACTTGTTTGTCGCTACATCAGGCGAAGACGAAAGACCCGGACTAGCTAAATCAGTACAAGGTCGTTCAGTAGCTGCTGCATATCGAACCATCGAAGGCGCACTTAAAAGAGCTGAAGAACTAGTAAATGAATCAAGATTAGACATTGGTCCTTACAAAAAGACGCTTACCTACGATAACGGCACTAAGTTTGCCACCTTGGAAGGTATTTTAGCAGCGCCAGGCTCAGGCAGCGGATTTGCCGGCAGTGTTGTTATGAGTGTTGATTCTGCAACAATTTCATTTTCGGGAACTAACTATCAGCCCGGAGACATTCTAACACTAGTTGGTGGAACAGGATCTCCTGCAACATTCGAAGTGTTGACCACTGCAACTACACCCGGACCAGTTGTAACCTTTAGACAAATCAGCTCTGGAGCATACAGTGCATTGCCGCCAGATGTTACTAGCGTAGTTACTACCTCTGACAGCGAGTTTGGATTGGGTCTTAGATTTTCTGTAACTTTTAGAGTTAATAGTGTTACCATTAGCAATGGAGGATCTGGTTATAGCTTGGTATCTGTTAGAGTTACTCCGGCACCGGGAGATACTTCAGGTTCTGGTGCGTTCGGAACTGCAAACGTTAGTGGCGGGATCATTACAGGAATCACCATCGATGACACAGGATCCGGCTTTACTGCTATACCGTCGCTGGTTGCCAACCTACCTAGATTTTTAATAAAAACGGAAGGACAAAGAACAGACTTCACAGGTGATGTAACTACCAACACACCGGAAGCCTTTAGAGGTAGAGATATTAGAGAAGGTTTATTCCTAAAAGGAGAAACTTCTGGAGCACTTGCACAAATTCTGTCACACAACGGAGAACTAGATTCAGACGGTGACGAAATTTTTGATGTGGATATTAAATTTGGTAGTTTTGTGATAGGAGAAAAAATCTCCTATGGCGACTCTACAAAAATTATACAAATTTCTGTGCTGGTAGAAACTGGCATCTATGAAGAAAACTTACCGCTGAAATTGTCGCAGAACGTGGCTATCATAGGCGACGAGTTTAGAAGAACAATAATCAAACCGCGTCGGGGAGTAAGTTCAAGTCCCTGGGCACTTTATAAATTTAGAAGAGACACAGTTATTGACGGGTTGACTGTGGCTGACCAATTGTTTGGCTATCACTATCTAACTGATTCCTCACAGCCTGTACATCCTATCATTGACAACAAAGGCGGCTATCGAGCGGCAGCGGCATTATTAGATCTTAACAAAGTTTTTATACAAAACGAAGTTGTTGCCTGGATCAATTATCAGATTGCAAATAGTGTGACTCCATTTGCCCCTACTTTTACTTACGATCAAAGTTTATGTAGACGAGACGTTGGACTAATTGTTGACTCTATAGTATTTGATTTAAAATTTGGAGGATATGGCAGAACTGTTTCTGCCGGTCTAAAGTATTATCAAAGTGCTAGCGGCTTGAAAGCAATACAAGAGCAATACAGCGAAACCGAAGCAGCTATTTTAAAAGTTTTAGATCTTGCAGATTCAGTAATACAAAATATTCAAGTAGCACCTATATTCCAAGAGGTGTTTACACAGATTATAGATCCTGCATTTTCTTCAGAATCTGGTTCATTTGATGTTATCGAAGATCTTGTCAGTACGCTGATTGATGTAATCAATCCGTCGGGTTCGGGCGTTAACCAACCCAAGAACAACGACCAAATGGATGTGTTCTTGTGCAATGATGCAAACATTGTAAGAGCATTGACCATGCAAGGTCATGGCGGATTTACTCTAGTATTAGATCCGCAGGGGCAAGTTCTTGCCAAGTCTCCTTACGCTCAGGAATGTGCTTCTTTCTCAAGAAGTATTGATTCTCAGACATTTGCAGGAGGTATGTTTGTTGACGGCTTTACTGGTAACTTACAATTTAGACACGAAACTACAGTAAATTCTTTTAGAATCACTGTTTCGGGACTAGACAGATTACCCAATGTTCCAGCATCCTTTATTGTCAACGACAACTCTATTAGAGTAAACTATATACGAGATTTCGTCTACAGCCCAAATGGATCTACAGCAACGTTCATACTAGATGAAACTTCTCCATTTGTGGTTCCGGCAGGTGCTCAAGTTGTTACACACACGATAGCCGATCCGGCTGTGTTTACTAGATCGGATCATAAATTACAAATAGGTGCTACGCTAAGATTCTCCACTACAGGTTCGTTGCCTGCTGGCATTGTTGCGTCAGTTGATAATGCCGCAATCAGTATTGAATATTTTATCATTGCCGCAGGTTTCAGTGCTAACCAATTTAGAGTTAGTGCTGATCCAGTGGGAACTGTTGGTATAGAGATTACCGGTGCAGGTGTAGGAACCCTAAGTTATCAACGAATATATGAACTGTTGATGCCGGGTAATAGATCTATGTTGAGCAACGACTTTACACAGGTCTGCGATCTTGGCTACGGATTAATTGCCACCAACGGTGGTTTGACAGAAGCAGTATCGATGTTTACTTACTACTGTCACATATCTTACTATTCGTTAAACGGTGGACAGATTAGATCCATCGGCGGATCAAGTGCTCACGGTACCTACGCTCTAGTAGCAGAAGGAGCTGATCCATTAGAAGTTCCAACACCGGTTACAATCTATCAAGATCTTTCCCAACGTGTTGACTGTTATGCACCATCACCCACATATGCCACTGTGTCAAATGGTTTGTTTGTCTATGTATACAATTATCAATATACTCCGTTAGGCAACTCCGAACTAGAAGTTGATCACGGCAATTTGATTTATAGATATCCAGTAACATCTGTTGGCACAGAAGAACTGCCACCGGGTGTTGCACGTTTAAATCTTACTTCTGATGATTCCGGAACTTTTGACGGTCTGTTTGCAGTTATTCCAGACGGCACACCAATGACACTACGTCTTAATGGTACTACGGTGTTAACTGGAGATATCGTCGATGTGGCTACAAGGCCATCTACTGGTTTGATACTAGCTGAATCAGAAGACGTTTATCGTGTTTTAAAATTTGAAGAATACGTGGATCCAAACGGACCGTTTGAAGTAGAATTTACAGTAGCTAACCCAACAGTATTAAGTGTAATTGCAACCATTACAACAATCGGTTATGAGCAGGACGGCACCACACCAGCAGCTAATCTAGTAACCACTGCTAAAAATCACATGTTGTTGGTGGGACAGAAATTTATTCCTAAAACATCAGGCAACGGACTTACTGGCGGAACAACATACTACGTAATTGACGTTGTTAATTATAATCAATTTTATCTATCAACTTCTCCGACAGGCAGTGTGGTAACATTGTCCAGCGGTACTGGTCTAGCTATCAAAGGTGTTAAAACACACAATCTAATCACAGACTATCTCATTAGCTTCTTGACCACAGGCACACTGCCTACTGGGCCTGATTTTGTGCCCACTGATAGATATTTTGTGTTAGATAGCGGATTGACCGATACCACGTTTAGAATATCAGCAATCAAGAACGGCAATCCGATTGTAATTTCAGGAGCAGGGTCCGGCGTTCACAGTTACATTCCGGAAGGGTTGGCACTGACTTCTTTAAGAGAAAACTACAATTACATAGATTTAACCGTATATGTACCTGGAGAGATTGCAGCTGGAACTACTACAACTTGTACAATATCCATAGCAACATCTGCAATAATCAGTACTGTGGGTGCTCATGGACTGAGTGCTAACGATGTAATAAGATTTACCACCACAGGAAGTTTACCGGGCGGGATCAATATACAACGTCATTACTTTGTAAAAACTGTATTAAGTCCAACTACGTTTAATATTAGTGTATCACCGCTGGTCAGTGGAATAGCCGTTGAGACCACAGGTAGTCAATCTGGTACACACAGTTTTTCTAAAGTTACTGGTAGAGCAGGCGATGACGATTTTGCCGTGGTACCAGTGGCTCCTAGCGAAGAACCAAGAATTGTAAATTCTACTTTCTATTTTAAAGGTGAAGCATATGTTATTACCCAATATGACACTACCACAGTTACTGGAAATCCTTATGCAAGAATAACTTTAAATAGACCACTGGTAGATTCGTTAGTTGCCTACGAAGGTGCATATACCATCAAATCTGCTGTACCTATTAGGTCCGACGGTGCTGACGGTACGTTGACTATTCGTATTTCGTTAACTCGAGTTACATCACACGATTTGTTAGAGATTGGTACTGGATCTTATGCCAGCACTAACTACCCTAACGAAATTTATGGGCCGCCGGTAAATGCTGCCAGTGAATCTAACGAAACACAGGAAAGAAGTGTGGGACGTGTTTTCTATGTGACCACAGACCAATTCGGTAACTTTAGAGTAGGTCCATACTTTGCAGTTGACCAAGGTACAGGTCGAGTAACATTCTCGGCAGCTATTGCGTTGAGTAACTTGGACGGTATCGGATTTAAACGAGGTGTTCCGATCGCTGAGTTCTCTGTAGACTCTGGATTTAGTGACAATGCCATTGACACTGTGCCTACAGAAAATGCAACTAGAACCTATATTGAAAGAAGACTAGGTCTAACACACAGCGGATCTTCAGTAACATCAAGTCAGTTAATTCCTCCTGTAACTGGTGGTTTCCTTGCATTGAGTGGATTGTTGCCTATGAAGGGCGACATCGACATGGATAACAATTCCATTATTCAACTTGCAAATCCGGTAGATCCCCAAGATGCAGTAAACTTAAGAAGTTTGACTTTTGCCAATCTACAAGAATTTACCATTAACAATGTACAGGCCGCTGACCTATTAGTGTTCACAGGCGCTGGAAACTTTGCAGAAAATGCTGCTGTGATCGGAGACATTAAACTTAGTTTCGACAGCACGGCCAATACCGTAGATGCACAAATTCAACCAGGAGTAATTTTAAATGCTGATGTTAATGCATCAGCAGCCATTGTTCAGAGTAAGCTGAACATGCAGGCATCCAATGCTGCTTTATCAGCAGCACCTGGTTCGTTTACACAAGCATCGTTGGGATTGTCAACATTCAACTCAGCCGAGTTTGTGGCCACTAACGGTTGGATACAGATGAAGGACAACGGAATTGTTCTTACTAAACTAGAAAAATTACCCGGAAATCATCTGATAGGAAATTCCACTGCCGGTGAAGCGGACTCAGCAGAAGTATCATTTGCCACAGTAATTGACAACGGCCTCGGTATTAAAAAATCGCAGTTCGGTCAAAATCCGTTTACAGGCTCGGCATTCACAACAGGTTTCTTAAGAAGGATTACAGCAGGCACTGCTGACGGTTCTTTCCAGACTCAAGAAGCATCATCTGCTGCAACTGGTTACACAACTGCTGACAATTATAAACTAGTTGAGCGTTCAGTTGCAGGAAACTTTGGCGGAAATATAATCAATGCCTTTAGATACTTCCTAAATGCTACCAGTTCAGCAGGGGATACTTCAATTCCTAGCGGAACTGCAATGGCAAGATGGCAAACTGCTTCTGGTTGGTACAATAGAATTTATGGAGGAGAGGGCCGCGGCGGTATCCTAGTTTCCAACGGTTCGTTGGCCACTGATGAAAAAACATCATACTGGAATAACAGTCACGAGTTCAAAGACATCAACGGTTCTGGTGATGCACCTATTAGATGCTCTCAGGTCCAAACTTTGGCTCTAACCACAGGCGGCGCTACAACATCCGGTACTATTACTGGACGATGGACGTTAACTGGCACATCACCTAACGAATCAAGATTGCAGGCAACCTATTCCGCTGACTTGGCAGAATACTACGAAGGCGATAAAGAATACGAAGTAGGTACTGTATTGGTATTCGGAGGAGACAAGGAAGTTACATTAACAAATGTAGAAGGCGATACAAGAGTAGCTGGAGTTGTTTCAAACACAGCGGCATTTGCCATGTATGAAGCATGTCCAGGATTAAAAAATCTAGTAGCACTACAAGGTCGTGTACCATGTAAAGTGGTTGGCAAAATCAAGAAAGGCGATATTATGATTACTTCTAGAATTTCAGGAGTGGCTGTTGTTGCCAGAGGTGATGTCAAAGTAGGAACTGTAGTAGGTAAGGCCTTGGAAGAATATGACTCTGATCATATTGGGACCATTGAAATCGCAGTAGGGAGAACTTAAACGTGGCGTACAAAACAAACATTTCTATCGGAGCTCCTCCAATACTGTGGAGTAATGTGCAACAGGCATTCGATGAGATAAATCAAAACTTTTTGGAGTTGGGAGTAGTTGTAGGATCAGCATTGGATCTTGAACCGTTGAGTTTCACTAGCTTAGAATCTAGCGTGAGTCCCAATACCTCAAATGAATTTAATCTAGGATCTGCATCAAAGACTTGGAAAAGTCTTTATGTAGCAGAATGGTTTGACATCCCTGGAAATCAACTCAACGGTGTTTGGTTGGGTGACGCACAGATTAGAGGCACAGGCACAACTGTAGACCTTCCTGAAAATTCCACAGTCGATGGCGAATTGATTATTAATCCTGCGCATACTAGTTTTAAAACTATAGCTGTACCCACACAGTCAAATATTGTTGCAGATTCTTTTACCGACACATTAAACATAACGTCTACGACAGGTATTAGTTTAATCACTGATGCAACAACAGATACATTGACCATAGGAAACAGCGGTGTTAGAAGTATCCAAGGATCTACATATATTGGTGTAAGTGCTACCACTGGTGATAATATAACACTTACCAATCAAGGTGTAACAAATTTAACAGCAGGGCCTGGCATTTCTGTTAATCAATCTACCGGAGGAGTGCAAATTACAAACTCCGGTATTAGAGGAATCACAGCAGGCGGTGGTGGTATCACTGTGTTTATTGACGGTAACAATGTGGCCAGCATTACCAATACTGCTCCTGTTACAAGATCATTTGCAACAATAAGAGTACCAGGGCAAACTGATCTAGAAGCAGACATAACCTCGGACATATTGCAGATTCATCCAGGATACGGCATTAACCTAACTACTTCTGAGCCAATAGGAGAATCAGAAAGACTAACAATAGCATTTGACAACAAGGTAGATATTGTTGGTTCAGTGTTTGCAGATGATTCTACCATATTAGTTGATGCTGTTAGTGGCACACTGCGAGGCATTTTCATAGGATCAGTGTTCACAGATAATTCAACACAGATCATAGATGGCAACACTGCTACAGTGTATGGCAATATAGAAGCCACAACATTGAGAACAGCTGATCTAGAAATTGCACTAGGCGATAATGCCGGTTTAAATCAAGCCTTTCGTGCAGTTGCCGTTGGTGCATTAGCTGGATCAGAAGATCAAGGCACCCGTGCAGTCGCTATAGGAAATCAAGCAGGTCAATATAGACAAAGTGGTCGTGGTGTTGCAATAGGTGCTTCATCGGGATTTTTTGAACAAGGCGACAGTGCTGTTGCAATTGGTGACAATGCAGGGCAATCAAATCAGGGCGATTATGCAATTGCCGTTGGTTACTATGCAGGACACAATAATCAATCAGCAAACAGTATTATATTAAATGCCAGCAGTTCTATACTCAACGGCGCAGCAGCTGGATTCTATGTTAATCCCGTTAGATCAACTACAAGTTCAGCAAGGCCAGTTGTTTATGATACTACAACCAAAGAACTATTCTACACATCAACACTAGAATTTATCAACAGCACTATCAGCACCAACGACTCCAGCGGCATAACTGTGGATGTACAAACAACATTCAATACAAATATCAACGTTGACAACGATATTCAACTAACATCAATTCAGTCTAGCATTAGAGGAACAGACAAAATTAAATTTGTTCCAAGCAATGCAGACGAATTATCATATAACGTTAGGCTAGATGTTTACAGTGAAAGCACTATTGAGCCAAGATTAGCCTTAGATACTCCAGACGGTGTTGACCTAACACTGTCGTCGGGTATGGCAGGGATTGTTATATCTAAAATCAATGGCCGTGTAAATTTGGCTGCAGGTAATAATGCATTTATTGTAAGAGAAAACGGTTCCTGGGCAATGACTCCATTAACTGCTGCTCCGTTAACTCCTACTGTAGGTGTGTACATTGCAGACTGTACTAACTGGGATCCGGCATCTAAGAGCAATGGCAGACCTTATCCAGTATGGTATGACGGCGCTAGTTTTAATGCATTATACTAATTGGAGCGACAATGGCAAAATTAATAGTTAACATAGGCGACACTGCAAACGATCGAAATGCCGATAGTCTACGTACCGCATTTACAAAAATCAATGAAAACTTTTCTGAACTGTACATCGCACTGGGAATAAACGACGGCAGTGGATTAAATTTAGGCGCATTTGAATTCAACGGTAGTGTAATGTCAACTACAGACAGCACTCCTATTGTAATTGATCAAGCAACAACTATTACCAGTGGGTTAACTGTTGGTGGCGATATTGTCCCATCTGTAGCCAATGGTGGAAACTTAGGTAGTCTTGATAAGCCTTTCAATAGTTTGTATGTTAGTACTAGTACTGTGTATTTGGGGGGAGTTCCTTTAAGTCTAACACCAGGAACCAATGAACTAAAGATTAACAATATACCTATTAGTCAAAACATTTCCTATACAGACATCCCCGATGCTCCTGCAGACATTGCAGATTTAACAGACCGAGAAGGACTTTTAACAGGCATAGGCGAACCCGGACCTCGCGGCCCTAAAGGTGACCCTGGCGACCGAGGAGTGCCTGGACAAGATGGCGCACCTGGACAAGATGGTGCTCCGGGACAAGATGGTGCTCCGGGACAAGATGGTGCTCCGGGACAAGATGGTGCTCCGGGACAAGATGGTGCTCCGGGACAGAATGGAGCACCTGGTCGTGATGGTACTGATGGAGCACCTGGGCAGAATGGCCTAAACGGCACTAACGGTACCAACGGAACTAATGGTTCAAAAGGTGACAAGGGTGATACTGGCGCACAGGGTGTTTCAGTAACCTTACAAGGTACCAAAGCATTAATCGCAGACTTACCAGCAGCACCAGTTAACCCAGCAGACTTTGCCGGACACGGTTGGATCGTCACAGAAGGTGATGGTGACTTATGGTTCTGGAACTTAACAGATGCGGCTTGGAACAATGTGGGACCTATTGTAGGGCCTAAAGGCGACAAAGGTGACAGCGGAGACAAAGGTGACAAGGGAGATAACGGAGACCCTGGGCAAAACGGTCTAGATGGTCGCAGTGCCTATGATCTAGCAGTTGCCGGTGGTTTTGTTGGAACACAAGCAGCGTGGTTAGAAACATTAGTAGGTCAGCCCGGTGCCGACGGTGCTGATGGCGCACCTGGTCAAGACGGAGCACCTGGACAAGATGGAGCACCTGGTCAAGATGGCGCACCTGGTCAAGATGGTGCTCCGGGACAAGATGGAGCACCTGGTGCAAAAGGCGACAAAGGAGATCCAGGTGAACCAGGTGGCAATGCCAACACTGGTGATATCACATTTGAAAATAACAAGATCATTGCGGACCCGGGTGCAGTCTTCCAACTTGAATCCAAAGACGACAACGATGCTCTTCGAGCCTACCTTAGACTGGATCCAAACAATGGCCGAGCAGAAATGCGAGCAAGGGGCAACTACCAAACTGCTTCGTTTAGCTACTATGGTTGGCTAACAGCAGAGTGGACAGGAACAGGCGGCACGGGAGAAGTAGCATTTACTGGTGCTACTGAACTTCAGGATTTCCTCAACGAAGATTTAGGCGATGCTGTCGGCATTACAATTTCCATCAACGAGGGAGAATTTATTGCGTATGATGGTGCCGACAACGGCTCCAATGGCAGTGTTGCCATTTCTACTAATTCGTCACCCCCCGCAAATCCTACTACAGTAACCAGTATTGAGTTTAGATATTATAGAGAATCTCGCATTGAAATTGACGGTGACGATGATGAACTTATCATCTACGGTAACGGCCTCGATATCAACATTGAATCAACGACACAAATTAGATTAGAATCTCCTGATTCTGTTGTCTATGGTAGCAGTTACGCACAGATAGAAAGCAACCAAAACTATGTATGGGTTGATCAAGAAGGTGCTCATATTGAAATTAGTGGCGGTGGTGAGTTTAAATTTGAATTTGTTGATGACACCACAAGATTAAAACTACCTCCAGGCGGTGACATTGTAGACAGCAGTGGTAACTCAGTATTAGGTGGAGGCGGTGGCGGATCCATATCTGACTTTGGTGAAGGCTTTACTGACTCATTAGATGATGGAAAGATTACCACCAGCAAACTGTACAATGAAAATCCTAACCAGGGACTCAACAACCAGTATGTACTGGAAGTTACCAATGGCGGTGTTGTTGTATTGCCAGATCAAAGTATCATCAACGGTGCTACACTAAAAACCGTAGCAGGCAACTATGCTGGTATCACAGCAGGCCCGCAAGGTGCTGATGAAGATTCATGGGTATGGGTTGACAACAACGGTGCTACTATTGCCACAAAATACAGCACAGATGCTCATACTTGGACATTCAATAACGATGGCGATCTAACACTACCAGCTGGTGGTGCTATCAATAATACTGACGGTATCAAACTTGTGACTGATAGAGGCACATTGGCCATTGGTACTAACATGGAAGTGCCAGGCGTAGCAGGACACTTTCACATTGCCTTTGACGGTAGTAATAGTAATCCACCCGCTAGTGATCTGTTCCTAGGTGACGACTACAACTATGTTAAATTACCTGGATCTCAACTTGATCCGACTGCTCGATATGGTGTAGAGGTTCGCACAGAGAAAAGGGATGGCCCGCAGAATGTTGAAGTTGGTACAGTAGATGAACTTGTGCCACCTGGCGGTGTTTGGCGGTTGTTTATTGACCACGAAGATTATCCCAACTTGGGCTCCGCTGTTAGCGTAGGCGACTCAGTGGCCATATCGTGGGGCGCACAGATATCTGTCACAGTCACAGATGTCGTTGAAGAACCTGGAAATCAGTGGAAAATACACGTTGATCAAGATATTACAGCAGGATTTGACGCATCGGTCGACAAAACAGTTTCATTTGGTTCATCAGGCAACAGTTATACTTGGCGATTTGGCACAGATGGTGATTTAGCTATACCTCCAGGCAAGACCATTCGCAACGCCATGACTGGCGATGACTTACTAGATATCAAAGTAGTTCGTCAGGACACAGCACCCACAGCAGCCAACGGCACACTATGGTTCAACACAGTTGAAGGCAGACTCTACATCAAGTATAGTGATGTTTGGGTAGATGCGGCACCTTTGGTTCAACCTCCACCGGACACTGACCTTGACGTTAATTCGATCACATTCCCAGACGCTAGTGTTCAGACCACAGCATTCACTGGCACAATCACTGTTGATAGATTAGTCAACGATGTCTGGACAGCATTGTTTAGTAATAGTGGGTCTTTACAAGTAAGCAAAACCAGCACTGGCCTAAACTATTTTAACCTTATACCGACTAAAAACGAAGACGACACATATGGAGTCCAAATTGACATAAACAATCAAGCAGGGTGGTCATTTTTAGATGATGGTACTTTACAATTACCAAACGGTTCTATTATAGGAGACGGTGACGCAGATTCTGGAGTTCCAATCACCACATCTCGTGGTACAATACTGCTAGGCAATCAAGCAGAATGTGCGGGCGGAGAAAGCCATTTTCACATAATGAAGGCAGACCAGCAGGCTATTGATTTATTCTTAGGTGATGACAGTGACTATGTTAAACTTCCACAAAATGGTGGAGTCGAAATACAGTCATCAGAAGGGATCAACATCCTCAGTGAAAACGGTATTAACATTGACATCAACTTGAGTGACTCAACACTGCGCAGATGGCGATTTGGTGAAGATGGTGAGTTATCATTACCCGAAGGCAGCGTCATCGGAGAAACAGCCACTACCACAGTTATCACACCACCTGGAGCATTGCCTGGACAAAGTTTGGTTATTCGTCCAACCCTTTCAGTATGGAGTGTGACAGCCAGTAATTTTATCACATACGGTAGTCCAATTACCATATCAGTTAATCAAACTTCTACGGAAAATTATTTTGGAACGGTTAACTACGAAATCACTGGTACTGGTGTAACTTCACAAACATTGGGTCGAGCAACAACTGGTAAGGTAGTTTTCTCAGGGGGAGGAATAGAAACAGAAACAGTTACTTGGACTATACCTGCTGACAGCACGATCTCTGAATTTACCTTTACATTAACCACCCTCGACGGTACAGATTCAAATGACCCTGGCGAAACAGATCCAGCACTATATTATAATTTTTCATCTAACGGACTGCCCACAGGCTTATTTGTTAATGTAACTAACAACGGTATATCTAATAATGAAACCAGTCATATTCATCTAGTAGCAGGCAACCCTGTAACCACTGACATATTCCTAGGTGATGATGACCAGTATGTCAAGATTGAAAGGAATGGCGGCGATGTTGTTATCGGCACTAAGATAATCGGAATTCCAACTGGCACCTCTAATGTGAACAGCCCCGGTGGTTGGAACGGAAACGGTCCTGCTGCAAACCTAGCCACAACAGGCGGTACTGGCACAGGATTGCGAATAGATGTCGGCGGAGTTGAAGGTGGATATGCCAGTACTGTTACCATAGTTACTCCTGGTAGCGGATATACCGTAGGCGATAGTATAACTTCAGTGGGTGGCGAAAGTGTTGTCACATTTACTATCAGTACTGTTACTAATTCTTCAAGCAATTGGCAATTTGGCACAGATGGTACCACGACATTGCCCGGAGCAATAACACGAGTAGTGGCTGGCACAGTGGCCAGAGACGGTCCACTTTTTGAAGACATTGGTAAGGGTGAAGCCGCAACAGTCACCGTATCGCCCACTAATAACACTAACCTTACACCAGGAACAGAAACCGGTGTTGTATTTGGCACAGGATTTACACTTGACATCACTGTGGCTGAAAACGGAGATATTAGTGCTGTGGTTGTTGATAGTGATTCTAATCAAGGCGTTGGAGATTCTGGAACACTATTGGGAGGGAGCCCTTATTTTGGTGGTACCGAAGGCGATGACAACCTTATCTTTACAGTAGCCACATTGACCAACGTCATCGCAGCCACTGCTATAGATCTAACCAAATCCATCAACAAACTGGCAGACGGTGCTTACACATTGGCCGACGGTGTAGAAGGACAGATTATGTATCTTGTTAGACAGAACGGATCAGTTGGTGGTAATATAGAAATTATCGTTGCCCACGCCCGAGTGAACGGATCAGCATACACTGATGGTATTCACTATCCGTTTGGTGGATATATGGGCGGCGAAGATGACGGGGCTTTAACAACTATGATTTTCACAGACGGTTGTTGGCAGTCAACTAACAATTCATGGGACACTTGATAAACCGATAAATATGAATAGGACACTATAATGGCAATAACATTTCCAACAGAACCCACACTAGGGCAAGAATTCGTAGGTGACAACGCTGTGACCTATCAATGGACCGGCAGCACATGGAGCACACTAGTTCCTTGGCTAGCGGGTAGAGCACAGTATGTAGCAGAGGGCGGGTTTGCGGATCAAACCTACAACAATAACTTAGACAACACCCTAGACGGTGGCAACGGAGCATAAACGATGACAACAAGAATCAAACTACGCCGTGACACAGCGGCAAACTGGACACAAACTAATCCCGTATTAGCCGCCGGCGAACCAGGATTAGAAACAGATACTGGCAAGGTCAAGTATGGTAATGGTACCAGTACTTGGTCACAGTTGAGTTATGGTGGCGGAGATGGTGCTACTCTTACTGCTGAAGGCAATGTTATAGTCACAGCAGGCAGCACAGAACACTGGATTGCCACACAACGTAGCCAAGAAGGTGACACTAAACCCCGTGCTCTGCGCTATGACAGCCTGGGTAATCTTTACTCATTGACCAGCACCTTTGAAGATGGTGACGGATACCCTATAGCAGTTCTTACCAAATACACAGCCGCTGGTGCCATAGCATGGCAAAAATCATTCAGTGAGTATTATCCAGTAGCATTGGCCATAGACAGTTCGGATCGTGCCTATATCACTCTTAACATAGACAATGAAAATTCTGATATCATCGTGATGCAGTTTGAATCCACAGGCACTCCAGGTTGGAAGAAAGAATATGACATTGGAATGGATCCCTCCTTCCTAGGCTACATTGAAGAAAAGAGCACTACCACATTGGCTTTGGCCTTTTCCGTAGTGGTCGGCGACCAGTTTCCTAACGCAGTGTTAATAATGGAAATCAGCATCACTGATGGTTCAGTGTTGTTGAAAAAATCCTTACAGTTGCCAGAAGCAAATGATCTAGTTATTCTTACAGGTATTGACGTTGACCCTGATGAGAATGTTTTTGTCACTGGTTATTACAACGACGCCAATGCTGGTATTGGCAAGATGTTCATTGAAAAACTGGATGAAGATTTAGGGGAGGTATGGAGCAAGAGTTTAGAAGCGCCCGACAACTATGATATGTACGGTGGCGACTGTGCCAGTGACGCATTGGGCAATATCTATGTGGTAGGTACTTATGAAGTTAAAACTATAAACAGCAATCCCGGCAACGATGACGATAAGAGTGCTGGTATATTGACAAAGTTAAATTCTAGTGGTGTAGTGCAGTGGACACGTAGACTTGGTCCAGGACCTTGCGGCAGTTGGATCGCAGGAGTGACAGCCACTGCCACAGGCGATGTTTATCTATCATCTGTGACATTTGCCAAGAAAACAGGCCCACTACCCAATAATGAATACGAAAGCGCACGAGAAAATCTTGGACAGAACAAGATGATCGTGGCTCGCTATGACACACAGGGTGCGGTGATTTGGCAACGCTATGTTGATGTGGCCCACCTATATGAAAAGGAACCCAGTGATATGGAAATTGGCCCGGGCCAGGCCATAGCAGTATTTGAGGACAAGTTTGCAGTGGATGGATACGGATACAGTTGGAATACCACCCCGTTTGACGGCGGCTTCTCGGCAGACGCAGAATACGATTACTTTGTGGTACAGTTGCCCACAGCAGGCACTGACTTGACCATTGGTGATTTAAGTTTCACAGAAAGTCGTGTGCCGGCTCGCTTTGTCACGCACACCACCAGCGACAGTCCTTTAACCCACGAAACCTATGGCGGAACTGTCACAGCAACAAATTCCACACTGGTACCAGACGCTGACACCACTGTGGCCAATAACACGGTTAAGAGCGAAACTTATGCTTATACATTTGGTGCTGACGGTACACTGACAATCCCCAATGATGGCGATCTTAAATTAACACAAACGCAGGTAGGTTGGTTCATTGCCCCAGACAGTCGTGACTACAGCGACGACATTCAAGGTGATTGCGTTGCGGTTGACTCACAGGGCAACAGTTACATAGGTGGTTACGAAGACGACGATTCCGAAGCATTCGTAATGAAGGTCAGTCCTGAAGGAGATAGACTATGGAGCGTGATCGTTTATGAAGATGAGGAGGGCGACGATGGTGATATACACGCTCTCAAAATTCATCCCGTCACAGGCAACATCATGGTGTTGGGCACGGTTAGTGCCAACTACACCTACAGCGTGTTATACACTCTAGATCAAGATACCGGTCGTATTTTAAATGTTACAGAATTCAAAGACAGTGACGCGGATGTTACACTAAACACCATAGCCTGGACCAGCACAGGCACCTATGTGATAGGTGGTGAAAAGAACGGTCAGTTCAGTGCAGAGTTTCCAGTAGTCCCACAAACAGGCAGCGGTGTGGATACTATTGTGATTTTAAGAAGTGCTGTTCCAGAAGTTAGTGAAATCAATGACAACTGGCAGATTGGCGGAACTGGTATTTCACCGTTCCAAACTGTTGACTTTGTAGAACGTTATACAGGATTGACTGGCACAACTAGACAAGGTACAGGTGCTACATTTGACATCACCAACAACGGTGATGGCACCTATAGTGTTACGGCCTACGACCGAGGCACTGACTATCTACCCGGACACAAGATCAAGATTTTAGGTACAAGTATTAGTGGTGGAGCAACACCAGACAATGATATCATCATCACAGTGGTTACTAATGACCCTATAAACGGTATGACTGTTACCCACACAGGAACAGCTCATATTGATTCTAGTATTATAACTGATAATGAAGTATCGGGCACAAACATTGATGTAGGTTCTGGACTTACTTTTACACTAAGAGGACCATTCTTTGACAATGATTACAGCGAGTACTATAGTCGTGCAATTACTGCCAATGGTAGTAACTATGTCAACGGTGATGTCATTGTGGTTCCTGGAACAAGCCTAGGCGGGGCAACACCAGCCAATGATCTAACCATTACTCTCTTTATTGACCAGAACAATTTTAACATTGATAGTTCGCAAGGTACAAGTCAATCCTCAACTTGGAAGATAGAAGCATTCTCACAGGTTGACTTTAGTTCCGAAGGCGGTGTGCCATTTGGTGATGTTACTAAAACAAGTGATAATCAAGGATGGGGCAACGATCAGGTTGGTAATAACCTGCCCACAACAGGTGGAACAGGCACAGGATTGACTGTGGATGTGGGTGACGGTGGTAGTGGTTATTCTAACATTGTTATAAGCAACCCCGGTAGTGGCTATACTACCGGCGATGAGATAACTGTTACCAGTCTTGATCAATCTATAAGTGACTCCTTTACTATCACAGCATCTGCTCCAACTGCTTGGTCAGTGACCTATTCAAGAGACAATGAATGTCTGCTGATCACTCCCACTTGGCAGCGTACTTTTGGTACAGACAAGGATACCTATGACGATCTAATTACATTGACCGTGGACAGCCAAGACAACATCATTGCAACAGGCCAGGGATATGGAGAATTGGCAGCGGACGATTTTGAAGAACTGGCAGTGGTTTACAAGTTCAACAGCGCAGGTACACTACAGTGGGCTCGTCAACTCAACACTGCAAGCCGCAATTCCGAAGGACACAGCGTGGTAACCATTGGCACGGACATATATGTCACACACGAAGATAACAACAGTAATGCTTTTGTCAGCAAGTTGGACAGCGCAGGCACAGTCAAATGGCAGAGACGCACCCTTGGCGATGACATAACCATTGCCCGCACACTGGACGGAAATCTACTGATAGCAGTTGAAGATAACAACGACGGGAACATCACCATAGACAGCAACTATGCTATTAAAATATTCCTACTTACACCAGCAGGAGAAACTGTTTGGAAGCGTTGGCTGTCTCCTAACATTGCCTATGATTCTCGCATTGGCAGTAGCGGTGAGTGTCTAGTCACAGACACCAACAGTTTCTATATCACCGGACGTTACAATGAGGAAAGTGAATTTACCTTCCGTGATTGGGCATGGGCTGCTCGATTGCCTCTAGATGGCACGGGTACGGGCGAGTATGGGCAGTTCTGCTACACAGATGTCAATCCGTTATTAGGTTTTTACGCCGGTGGTCTAAGCGACATCAACTACGATATTGATTTTGTTGATATAGCGGACGCCAACAACTATGCTGGCATATTAGGCGACAGCAGTGATCCATTGATAAACAATGTCGCCCAAGTCACAGTGTTCACTAACAACACCAACGACTATGATGTTAGCAGTTTTTATCCGCCATTATTTGTGGAAACTGTACATGACACAGACGGGGGCAATATTGTGTTTGCCGATGGTACAAGTCAGAATACTTCAGCCACAGACATTCCGCAAAGACTGTTCAATGGTGTAAATTATACTTTGGGATTGAAGGATCGTGGACATCACATTCTCTGTACCAACGACCTCGAAAGCATTCGTATTCCCTACAATGCTCGCGTTGAGTTTCCAATAGGCACAGTGATCACCATTGTGAATCCTCGAGGTGATAGTGTGGCCATCAACACAGAAGGCGGCAGTATACAAGTGATGATCCCCGGTGATGACAATTACTCAAACGGTGGCACTTGGCTAGTGTCTGAGTACGGTATGGCCACGCTGTTAAAGATTGGCACAGACTCGTGGGTGTTGGCCGGCAATGTTGCACCAGATTAAGGAATCGAGATGCCCATATCACAAATACTATTAACCAGCAGTAGTGGCAGTGTTTCTACGCCAACCTATACACTGACCCCTGAGGCCAACAACGTCAATGAAGGCAGTAGCATACGATTTGATGTTGGTGGCACTAACATTCCCGACGACATTTACTGGTGGACTGTAGACACTAATGCTGGTGATGTTACCACTAGCAGCGGATCGATTGAAGTTATTGACAACGCAAGTTATTTTATAGTAACACCTT